CAAGGACAGAACGGCCAGGTCGCCCAAGCCTTCGCCCCGGTCGTGGACGAGATGCTTTCCTTCCCCGCCGGGAGCCACGACGACTGCGTCGACTGCGTGGTCGACCTCTGCACGCTCGCCTCGCAGGGGGCCATCGTTTCGCAGGGCGGGGCCATGACCGTCGCCACGCGCGCCGAGCGCATCTTCGGCAACCGAGGCATCAAGCGGCGGATGTTCGCCTGACGAGGGGTAGACTGCGGCCCATGCACACGAGGGATGCAATCGCACGGCGGCTAGGCATCTTCGCCAAGGCCAACTTCAACTGTGGCATCGGCCCCGAAGGCTTTGAGCCGGGGAACGACTGCGGCGCAGGAGGCGGTGGCGGCGGCAGCAGCGACAAGCCCAAGGCCGGCGGCGACAAGCCCAAGGCCGCGCCCCGTGCGGGCAGCAAGCCCCCGCCGATCACCGCCAAGGGCATCGAGGAACGCGCCAAGGCGTCCGGGCGCTCCTTCACTGAGCAGTACCTCCACGAGAGCCGCTCGGCCATCGACCGCGAGCACAAGGCCCGCGAGCGCAGGCGCGAGAAGCGCGTCGAGCGCGCCAACGCCGAGGTCGCCCGCATCGACACCGCCCTCGACAAGCTCAAGAAGGAACGCGACGACTACGAGGCCGCCTACGCCGAGAGCAAGGCACGCCGAGCAGCCGAGCTCCGCGAGGCCGCCGAGCGCCAGGACGCCGACCTCGCCAAGCGCGCCGAGGAGGCACGCAAGGCCCGTGAGGCCGCCGCAGCCGCCAACGCCGCCAGCAAGGCCCGCATTGAGGTGCTCAAGCGCCAGCTCGCCGAGAGCAAGGCGCGCTCCCGCGGCCTGCGGATCTAGACGATGCCAGACCCCAAGTCCAACCCCATCATGCCGAACGCCATCCCGGGCACGGGCCTCCCGCCCGCCCGCCGGCCGCGCAAGGCACCGCCCGCCCCCGCGCAGCGCGGACCCACCACCCCGCTCGCCATCCCGGTCGAGGTGCAGCGCTCCTACTTCCGCACCGCGAGCCTGATGCTGCGGAACTCGAGCCTCGCCTACAGGATCGACCCCAATTACCAGGCGATGATGCGCGCCGACGCGGACATCGAGGGCGTCCTGCGCTCCCTCCTCGTCACGCTCGCGGGCCTCGAGTGGGCCATCGTCCCCGACGACGAGGAGAACCCCCGCCTCGTCGCCCTCGCCGACCGACTCACCGAGATCGTCAAGGACATCCCCCGCCGCAGCGACCTCTTTCGCCACCTGCACGAGGCCGTCTGGTACGGCGTCAGCGCCGCCAACCTCGTCTACGAGCGCGACCCCGTCCTCGGCGTGCGCGTCAAGGAGTGGGTGCCGTTCGCCGCCGACACCCTCGCCTTCGACCAGTACGGCAACCTCGCCATGCGCGTGGGCAGCGCGTACATCAACGAGCCCTCCGTCACCGACCTCGGCTTCGACAGCCTCGTCCACCTGTTCGACGAGAACGAGCGCCGCGCCGTCATCCTGCACCGGGTCTTCACCGCCGCCCCGAACTTCATCGACCCCAACACCAGCGAGGCCGTCTACCGAGGCGTGGGCGCGCGCGACGTCTGCTGGTACATCTGGCTCCTCAAGCAGGAGATCCTCCAGAACGCCGCCGCCTACGCCGAGCGCTATGCGCTGGGCATCCGCGTGGGCTACTACCCCTCGGGCAATGACGCGGCCAAGAACGAGATGCTCACGGTCCTGCAGAACCTGGTGAACGACAATTCGGTCGTCCTCCCCCGCACCGGGCCGAACGAGAGCTTCTACGACATCGACATCAAGGACGCCAACGCCGGCCGCGCTCAGATCTTCATGGACCTCGTCAACTGGTGCAGCGGCAAGCTCAAGGAGGCGATCCTGGGGCAGTCGCTCTCAAGCGAGGCCGGGTCCACGGGCCTGGGCTCCGGGGTCGCCGACCTCCACGCCGACACCCTCTCGCGCGTCATCCGCTACCACGCCGACGCCATGAGCGAGTCGTTCACGACCGACTTCCTGCGCGTCGTGGCGGGCATCCTCGGCGCGAGCGAGTCCGAGGCCCGGTCGATCAAGTTCCGCTTCGCGCCCGAGCGCCCGAACGTCAAGGAGCGCCTCGAGGCCGTGCAGGCCTTCACCCAGATGGGCGGCCGCGTCAGCGAGCGCGAGGTGCGCGACCTCCTCGGCCTCTCCGAGCCCCAGGACGGCGAGGCCGTCCTCGGCGGCGGTCAGGCGGCCGGCGGCGGGGCCAACCCCCTCGCGGCCCTCCTGGGGCAAGGGAACGAGCCTGACGAGGGCGAGGAACCCGCCCCCGAAGCACCCAAGGTCGTCGCCCTCCGCAAGCGCAAGCGATGAAGCGACCCGCGCTCGACAAGCACCTGCGCCGCGTCCTGCGCGAGGCGCAGCAGTCATACCGCCAAGCCCTCGCCGCCCAGGTGCGCGGGCAGGACGATCCGGCCCTCTGGGACGCCTTCGCCGAGGCCACCAGCGCCCTCCTGCTGGCCTCCTGGCTCGCCGGGGCGCGTTCAACCGTCACCAAGGCCCGCATCCCCGACAAGGCCGTCGAGGGGATGCTCGAGGACGGGGACGCCGTCACCTTCGCCGCCCTGCCCGCCCTGAAGCTCGACGGCTTCGGCGGGGAGGCCATGAAACCCATCGCCGACTGGTTCCGCCGCCGCGTCCCCATCAGCCGCAAGGACTGGGAGGTGCTCGTCGAGGCCGCCCGCCGCAGCGCCCGCGAGGTTGGGGACCACGAGCGCCAGAACGCCCTGATCGACCTCCGCAAGCGCAGCCCCTTGCTGGACGGCCTGTTACGCGGCGTCCTGTCGCGCCCAAACGCCACGGGCGGCATCTCGGCCGTGAAACGGATCGTAAGCGATACGTTCTTCGTGACAGCCCTCAGCCCCGGCCAGACGGCCAAGGTGCAGGAGCTGATCGCCCGGGTGATCGAGGAGCGCCCCGGCAAGAGCGTGGTGGGCAAGGAGATCAAGGCGATGAACCTCGGGGACTTCGTCACCACGGCGCAGGTGCGCCTGGGGGTCGAGCTCTCGAGCGCGCGCCTGGAGACCGTGCTCAGGACGAACACGAACCGGGCAGCCACGGAGGGTGCTGCCGAGGTGCTGCGCGACGAGCGCGTGCAGGCGTTCGTCCCGCTGGTTGAGTACAGCGCCACGCGGGACAACCGCACGCGGCCGGCGCACCGGGCGCTTGACGGCTACGTGGGGACGATGGCAGACTTCGACCGCATGGGGATCACCCCGCCCTGCGGCTTCAACTGCCGCTGCGCGCTGATCCCGGTGTCGGCCTCGGACGCGATGGACAACGGCTGGACGCTCCCGAACGGGACGCTCGACTACCAGGCGATCAGGGCGCACAACGGCGCGCGGCAGGGCGTGATCGACCGCCGCGAGATCCCCGATCCCGGCTTCGTGAATGCGTAGACCACAAGGAGGAACGCTACGATGGGCGGCATGAGCACCCGGAACGAGATCAAGGCGCGGCTGGGCATCCTCGCGGAACCGCCGGCGAAGGCGAAGTTCGGCATCTGGGGCGACGTTCCCAGCCAGTACCGCGCTGCCGTCGACTTCATCAGGAAGCAGGGCAGGCCTTCAGTTGCGGCGATGAACGAGCTGAAGAAGGCGATCAAGCAGCGGCTGGCCTATGCGGCACAGGAGCGTGATCCGGGCATGCGGCAGATGTACCAGGACGACGCTGGCAGCCTTGAGAACGCGCTGGAGTATGCACAGCGGGGGGACAAGGCAACCCTGCTGCGCGCGGCCCACAACATGGACACGGCCGTCCGCGACGACGTGCCCAACGAGATGTTCATCTGGGCAGGCGGCGACGTCAACTGGTCGCATCCCAACGTCAAGGGCATGCTCGAACGGGTGAGCCGAAGCGTCGGCGCTTCCGCCCCCGCGAAGCGACGTGCGATGCGACCGGGCATCAAGACCAAGATGGCCGTCAACCGCCGCAAGGTCGTGCAAGACTTGGAGTACCTGCGCGACGAGGCCCGCCGGGTCAACGACGCGTCCTCCCGCATGGACGCGGAAAACTGGCTGAAGCGCGTGCGCGCCCGCGACCTGAAGGAGCAGGACTGGCTGGAGGCTGCGGACGCCGTTTCGCAAATCTCCGCAGTTTTGAACTCCCGCCCCGGCGCGAAGGCGAAGATGGCCGCAGACGCGTCTGAACTTGCGCGGGCGTTGAGCGCCTTTCAAGCAGAGGCGAACGATCTGCAGAAGGCATGGATCGCATATCAGCAAAAGCCCAAGCAGTTCAACAAGGCGCAGATCGTTGATAGCGCAAAGTATCTTCGCAAGCAAATTGAGCGAATCGTTGAAGTCGCCAACAATCTAGAAGCGGACAGGTTTGCCCGCCCCGGCGCGAAGTCCACCCACGAAGCACCCGCGCAGAAGCCCGGGCGCAAGGTCATGGCCGAGTCCGACCCCGCCGTCAGCGCCAAGATCCGCAAGCTCATGGCCGAGGGCAAGCCCCAGAAGCAGGCCGTCGCAATCGCGCTCGACATGAAGCGCCGAGGAGAAATCTGACATGGCACAGGCATTCATCTCGACCGGACAGCCCAACCTTCGCCGCATGACGGTCAACAACGTCGCGGCGTCCTACACCAACCCCGTCCCCACGAGCACCAAGCCCGCCACGGGCGTGGTCATGGACATGGCCCTGAACCAGGGGTACGCGCAGCCCAGCCTGCTCAAGGCGCTCCCCTGGGGCGCGCTCGACAACGGGACCGCGTGGGCAACGAGTGGCACCACGACTGGCATGAGGATCGTCGGCTGGCAGTCCTACCGCAACGTCGCGGCCTCGGACACGTGGTGGTTCCCCACGATCCTCGCGCAGTACACCCTGCTCTTCCCGTCTACCAACAACGGCTTCAGCATCGACGGCACGACGGACGTCTTCGTCTTCGGCGGCTTCGGCGCGGCCATCACCACGCCGCAGTTCCCGACCCCGAACACCTTCTCGTCCAACGGCACATCGACCTCGTCCGGCAGCATCACGACCTCGAGCAGCGTGCTCGTTGACCTCGCCGGATCGCAGCTCGTGACGGCCAACTTCATCGCGCCTGCGCCGACCGCGCCGCGCACGGTGAACATGGGCCTCTTCTGGTACGCCATCTGACGTGCAGCGCGCCGCACGACCATCCCGTCCGCGCCTGCCCGGGGCGGCGACGTCGGCGCTCCTGCTGGGCGTGCAGGACGATTCGTCGGGCAAGTGCCTTGCCACGGCCGAGCCCAACCAGCCCAGCGGCCTGACTGCCACGGCGGTCAGCAGCTCGCAGATCAACCTCGCCTGGACGGCCGACGCCACGCCGGCGCCCAACCAGGCGTCGTACTACGACGTGGAGCGGTCCCCGGACGGCCTTGGCTCCTGGACGAGCATCGGCAGCACCACGAGCAACTCGCTCAGCAATACGGGCCTGCCCGCGGCTACGCAGTTCTACTACCGCGTGACGGCGTACAACTGCTTCGGCGGCAGCCTGCCAAGCGCCACGGCGAACGCCACGACGCAGGCGGCGTCGGCCCCAACGGCCCCGACCGGGGTCAGTGCGAGCGCCAGCACCACGGCGGTCGCGGTCACGATCACCTGGACGGACGCATCGACCGACGAGACCGGGTTCTACGTCTACCGCAACACGACGAACACCACGACGGGCGCGACCCTGCTGTCGACCCTCGGCGCGGGCGTGCAGACCTACACCGACAACGCGACGAACAACCCGTCCGCGCCCCCGGCCATCGGCACGGTGTACTACTACTGGGTCAGCGCCTACAACGGGGTGGGCGAGAGCTCCAAGACGGCCGCCAGCCAGAACGCGACGGGCGGGGTCACGACCCTCAACGTCCCGGCCGCGCCGACCTCGCTCACCGCGACCGCCACGAGCACCACGCAGATCGACCTCGCGTGGACGGACAACGCCACGAACGAAACCGGGTACACGGTCGAGCGCCGCAGCCCCGCAGGCAGCGGCTCGTACTCGACGGTCACCACCCTGTCGGCTGGCGCGACCTCCTTCAGCAACACTGGCCTGACCGAGAGCACGCAGTACGAGTACCGCGTCTATGCGACGAATGCGGCAGGCAACAGCGCCAACAGCAACGCGGCAAGCAAGTTCACGATCCCCGCGACCCCCACGGGCCTGACGGCGACGGCGGTGTCCTCGTCGCAGATCAACCTCGCCTGGACGGACGTGTCGACCGGGAACACGGGCCAGCGCATCGAGCGGCGCAGCCCGAGCGGCAGCGGGTCGTATTCGACCCTCACGACCGTCAGCGCGACGGCCACGACGTACAGCGACACGGGGCTGACGGCGTCGACCTCGTACGAGTACCGCATCGTGGCGACGAACGCGGACTACGACTCGTCGCCGTCGACGGCGGCGAACGCCACCACGCAGAGCGGCACCAGCACATATTCCGTCGAATATCTTACGGTCGCAGGCGGTGGATCGGGCGCAGGAGGCACGAGGGGCGGCGGCGGCGGTGCAGGCGGATACAAGACCGCCACGGGACTTTCGCTCACCGTGGGCAATGTGGTGACTGTGACAGTCGGAGCAGGCGCGGCGGCACCTTCTGCAAGTTCGCTCGGAATCAAGGGCAACGATTCCTCGGTGTCTGGAACTGGCATCACCACGATTACCGCTGAAGGAGGTGGACGTGGCGGCGGCGGCGGAACAGATGCGGGCGGTGCGGGCGGTTCCGGCGGCGGCGGCGGATAC